TACATGATACAGAACTTTCCTAGCGAGTTCTAATTAATATTTATAAATTGTATGCAGTGATATAAACAGTTGGAGAGGACTGTTAATCCTTTATTCAACAAACATAAAGTTAATGTTTTAAGAATACAAAAAGCGAAAGAGGCTTAAATGTATGGCTTTTCGTTGCAGGTATCATTTTACATACAGCCTCAATGAAATTCTAGATAAGTAATTGAGGTGGGGACATTTTATATCATTGCATAGAGTTTATAAATAAAAGAAAAGAGGAAAAGATATGTCAAAAGAAGAAATAGAAGAATTTAAAGAAGAACATAACTGCAGCACTTGTACAAAAAACATAGACTGTAAAATAGTAAGAAGAATAGATGGCAAATTAACATGTACAGAAGAGGAATAGAGTATGATTCAATGTTTAATAGATAATAAAATATGCCCAAACGGGAATAAAAAGTGTAAAGTATGTAAATTTGACAGTTGTGAGGAAGTGCTAGATATGATAGAAGAAGAGCAAAAATATAATGAAAAATGGAAATTAAAACAAATAAAGAGTGAATTACCAGAGCAGTGTAAAAACTGTTCTTTTTTAGAAATTACTAATTTAAGAGAAGGTAAAGTATTTTGTCCTTATAGGATTAAAGAGAGGTGCTTAATTAAATGAATATAACTAAAAACATAAACAAATTATTATATGCCTTATCTACAAAAGGACAGATATATAAAATAAATAGTTTTCAATTTTATAGTGAAAAGAATTGTAAATATTGCACTAAATACCAAATATTAAAAAGAGAACAAGTAGAAATATACAATGAAGAAACAGATGAATTTGAATTACAAGATAGATATAAGCAAAAAGAAGAATGTTATAACAAAATAGATGTAATGAAATACTTAATAAAAGAACACAGAAAAGGAAGTGAGGCAGATGGAAGATGAAAAAGATTATAATAAATTAACAGAAAAGCAAAAAAGATTTATAGATTATTATATAGAAACTGCAAATGCAACAGAAAGTGCAAAGAGAGCAGGGTATAGTTCTAAGACAGCAAAGAACATAGGAGCAGAAAACTTAACCAAACTTAACAATTTCATTCAAGAACGATTACAACAACTAGAAAATAATAGAATTGCCTCACAAGAAGAAGTATTACAATACTTAACAAAAGTAATGCGAGGAGAAGAAAAAGACCAATTTGGATTAGATGCTTCATTACAAGATAGAACAAAATGTGCAGAACTACTTGGAAAAAGATATGGTACATTTAAAGAAAAAGTTGAAGTTGCTGGAAATATACCAGTGGTGATAACAGATGATATTACAGAATAAAATAATAAATAAAAATACACAACAACAAGTAAATAACATATCATTACAAAGTATAGTTGGAAAAGGTTATGCAGAGTATTGGCATTGCAAATGTAGATATAGAGTATGCAAAGGTTCAAGAGCAAGTAAAAAATCCAAGACAACAGCATTATGGATAATAAGCAACATGATGAAATATAAAAAAGCTAATACACTTGTAATTAGAAAAACATTTAGAACATTAAAAGATAGTTGCTTTACAGAATTAAAGTGGGCAATACATAGATTACAAGTAGATAGTTTTTGGGAAATAAAAGAAAGCCCATTAGAAATGACATACAAACCTACAGGACAGAAAATATATTTCAGAGGATTAGATGATCCATTAAAAGTAACATCAATATCAGTAGATATTGGTGTTTTATGTTGGTTGTGGATTGAAGAAGCATACGAAATAACAAAAGAATCTGATTTTGATGTAATAGATGAGAGTATAAGACGGAGAAGTACCAGAAGGATTATTTAAACAAATAACAATAACATTAAATCCTTGGAATGAACATCATTGGATTAAGAAAAGATTTTTTGATGTTAAAGATGATGATATATTAGCAATGACAACAAATTATCTTTGTAACGAGTGGCTAGATGAAGCAGATAAAAAAGTATTTGAAAGAATGAAGAAAAATAATCCTAGAAGATATCAAGTTGCAGGATTAGGTAACTGGGGTATAGTCGATGGATTGGTTTATGAAAATTGGAAAGAAGAAAAATTTGAATTAAATACAATAAGAAACTTAGATAGTGCTTTTGGGTTAGACTTTGGTTATACAAACGACCCAACAGCACTATTTTGTGGTGCAATAGATTTAAAAAACAAAAAGATTTATGTATACGATGAAATATATCAAAAAGGAATGAGTAACAAAGCAATATATGACCAAATAAATCAAATGGGCTATTCAAAAGAAAAGATAACGGCAGATAGTGCAGAACCAAAGTCAATAGATGAATTAAGAGGATTAGGGCTAAGGCATATTACAGGTGCATTAAAAGGAAAAGACAGTATAAACAATGGTATTCAATTTATACAAGATTTTGAAATAATAATACATCCTAGATGTGTAAATTTTATAACAGAAATAAGTAATTATACTTGGGACGAGGACAAGTTTGGAAACAAAATAAATAGACCAATAGATGATTTTAATCATTTAATGGATGCAATGAGATATGCAGTAGAAAAATACATAAATCAAAAGAAATTACAATTTGGTTATATAAAACCAATATAGGAGGAAAACAATGATACAATGGAATCCAAAAACATTAGAAAATGAAAACAGTGTAGCACAAATATTAATGTTAGCAGATAAAGAATGGAATGCAAGAAAACAATTATATGAAAGAATAAGAAGAAAGACAGACAATTCTGAACTAGTAAGTATAAATGATGAAAAAATAAAAGTTGCATTTGAAAATTATATAAATTCAATGGTAACTGGGTATTTTGCAGGAAAAGCACCAGTATATGATGTTGAAAAAATATCAGACCCAACAAAATTAAATATAATAAAGAAGTTACTTAATAAAGTCTTTAATATAGATGCAAATAAAGATGAAGAACTAAAAGTATTAATAGATTATATAAGTAAATACAATGATGATACAACAGAATTTTTTGATTTAGCATTCGATTATTTTGGAATGAGAGGGTGCTATGAAGTATTATATGAAAATGAAGATAATGAAATAGTATATACAAAACAAAGTGCATTAAATACAATAGGAATATTTGATTATTCAACACCAGTAAAACAAATAGGACAACTAAGAAAATGGACTGAAAGAGATAACAATGGTGCTGATATAACAATAGTAGAATTAACAACAATAAATGGTAAAAGATATTATTCACCAACACCAAATGATTATGCAAAATTACAAGAAGATAAACAAAAATTTGAAGAAAGCAAATGGAATATGCTTCCTTGCATAGCAATAGAAAATGAAATGGGATTGTCAAGCTTTGAATTGGTAGTCTCTTTAATTTGTGCTTATGAAAGAGTAATACAAAATAGTAGAAATACATTTCAATATAATGATGATGCAAAGCTAAAAATAACAGGTTTTACACCACAAAATGATTTAATGACCACAAAATTAGATGATAAAGGTGAACCAGAATTAGATGAAAATGGACAACCTAAGCAAGTAGTTAATAAAGCAAGAGAAGAAGAAGATAAAGCATTATTAAAAATGCAAGTATTCTATACGCCAGATAATACAGGTGATATAGCATGGGTAGAAAAATCAGTACAAGATACAGCACTAGAAAATCATAAAAAGACATTAATAGACTTAATAGCGATGATAAGTGGAGTACCCAATATAACAGATTTAGGATTTACAAATGCAGATAATGCAAGCGCATTAGACAGAAAGTTCTTTGCATTAGAGCAAATGATTACAGATGCTGATAAACATTTCAAACAAGCAATATTAAGAAGATGGGAAACAATTATAGATAGAATAAATAAAAGAAAACATAAATCTTATGATTTTAGGAGTATAAAAATAGATTTACAAAGAAACCTACCAACTGACAAAGATACTGAAACGACAAGAGCATTAAAATTAAGAGGACTATTAAGTGATGCATCAGTTATTGATATGTTACCAGACGACCTAGATAGTAATTCAGAACTAGAAAAAATAGATAAACAAAATGAAGAAAACATTCAAAAAAATTTACAACAAATGCAAATGATGGGACAAACAGGTGTAGAACAAAATAAGAATGAAAATAAACAAGATAACAAAATAACAGATTTGACAGAACAACAGAAAGTACAGAAATTAATGGCAGACAATAAGAAAAAACAAACAAAAGTAGTTAATAAGCAAATCAATAAAGAATAGAGGTGTTTTTATTGGATGAAACTATAAATTATAATGAAATTGTTGAAGCATTTCAACGTGTAGCTGATGAAATTATTCATGTTTATAACGAAATCAAAAAAACAGTTTTAAAAATATGGGAAAACTTAAAAACAATAATATTAAAAAATAAAAAGATTTACAAATATATCAAGAGATATAATAAATGTAAAAATTTCAATAAAAGGAAACATTATCTGAAAAAAATTTTAAAAATATTAAAGGAATAAAGATATGGATATATGGAATTATCACGATACAAAAATGCAAGAATTAAAACAACTATATAATAAAATATCAAAACAAACACAGAACAGACTTCAGGAAATCTCTGATACATTTAACTTTACATCAGAAAATATATATGATATAGCAGACAATAAGACTAAAAAAAGAATAAATACATATATAGAGCAATGGAAAGAACAAAAATTATTAATTGGTTATTTTAGTGTATTAGCAAATAATATTTATAAAAGAACAAGAGTAAAGAATAGTGAAATATTAGAATTATTAATTTATAGTGCATATATAGAAGAACAAAGAAAACTAGATGAATATGAAAATCTAATAATGTATGAAGATGCAAATTATTATTATGAAGAACGGACAGAAAGAAGTAAATAAAAAGAAAAAGCCATCAATATTAACGATGGCTTTATTTCTTGCATTATTAGACCAACCAAATTACAGTGGATTCAATTGGAAACAATACATTGAAGCTACAATGCAATATAATACACAACAATTATACAAACAAGTAATTTTAAATATACAACAACAAAAAGACCTAGAAATTGATTCTAGTGAGTTTCAAACAATAATAAATAGACAAAATAACCAAAAACTTAATATAAATAATGACAAAATATCAGGTGCAGTAGATTTACAAATGATAGGACTAAATAATTTAGCCAAAATAGAAGGAATAAAAGAAGTAGCAGAAGATAATTCAAAAGTTAGATTTATAGCAGTAGAAGATGATAAAACAACTTTAATGTGTGATAGTTTAAATAATCAAGAGTTTTATATTAACAAAGAAAATGTATTTGATAGATATTATGGTGAGACACAAAAAGAATTAACAGTACAAAGAATTAGATGCAATGGATTAGTACTAGGCTTAAATCTCCCACCAATACAACATCACTTTCACTATTGTAGAAGTACAATTGTGTATAATTCTAATAATGAGCATATTGAGTTAGAAACAGAAAAACAATTTAATATATTTGATACAAAATTTGAAAAAGATATAAAAGAAAAATACAATATTAAAAAAATGAATACAAGGCATATAGATAAAGAAGTTTTAAAAGAATTATTAAACAATATGAGTAGAGTATATAATGATTTTCCAAATATAAGAGGAAAGATTAAAGAAATAAAAGAAATAGACCATCCAAATGGTGGACTAGCAGTAGAATTACAAAAAGATGGAACATATGTAATGTATATAAATAAAAATAAATTTTATAATGGTAAAGTTCCAAAACAATTATATGAAATGGATGTTAAGAAGCATTTTCATCCTAATAACACAACTTATAAAGATATGTCAATACATGAAACAGGACATATAGCAGTAACAGAAATAATAAAAAAATTAAATCATAACAATAATAATGCAATAGTTTTTGATAGCGAAAATAATATAACAGTAAATAAAATATTAAATAAAGCCTTGAATAAAATAGGCGTAAATGATATAAAAGAAAAAGATTTACTAATAAGAAATATTTCAGGATATGCATA